TGGGCCAGTGAATTGTAATACGACTCACTATAGGGCGACATCGAGGTGCCAAACGAACCTTGTAGCTGTCCAATGAACCAGCAAGTACAGACTTTGCATCAATAGCGGCGTCTACCATGTGAGGGTTTTCTACAACTCTGAAGCCAGCAAATGTGTCCTGACCTCCTGGGCCTACCTGTGAGATGTTGTATAGGTAGTTTCCAGCGGTGTCCTTTAGCTTGCGAGCGGCACCAATTGATGAAGTGTTCATCATCAGACCGAATGAAGCCTTGCGACGGGTAGCTGCATCAACCGAGTAGATTAGGTCAATTAGGTCGTCAGCGGTGAAGGCACCAGCAACGCTAGTACCTCCAACGACACCCTGAGCAGAAGCGGTAACAATACCGTTTGGCTTGGATGATCCATCGCCTACGGTTAGTGCTTCGTTGACTGCGTAGCCCATGCCGTTACCAGCTTGCTCGGCTAGGTGTGAACCTAGGTCGAATCCTGCGTCGGTTACTAGCTCTGAAGCTGCCTGAATGATTCCACCGTACTTGAACGCGCCAAGTGTGATGCTTGCATAGGTAGGCTCTACGTCGTCTAGTGCTGCTCCGGCACCCTTTAGGGTCATTGCCGAGTAAGCGTTTAGCTTAGGAATAGTTAGATCTTCGCCAGAAGTTGTCTGGATGATTCCAGGAACCTCAAGCATTGGGCCAACTGAGCGTGCAACACTGAATACCTGGTCGTAGAACGACTTAGGAACGGTATTTGCAGTAGGAACCAAAGCGGCACGCTTCTCAAATGTGTGTCCACGCTGCTCGCCCGATGCCATTGCACGGAAGATGTCAGACGCGGAACGCTCTTCGGCAACGGCAGGAATAAATCCCTTAGCTGCTACAGATGCTTCTAGTGCGCGAGCATCGTTGCGGGTTGCAGCGGTGATTGTCGCGTCAGCCTTTGCGATGTCGGCTTCGATTGCATTGATCTTTGATAGTTCTTCAGCGTCAAGTCCGCGTGCCTCAGAGTCAGCAAAGTCTAGGACTTCTCTAACCTGTGTAATGAGGTTGTTGCGGAGTTCTTGCTGAGATTTGATAAACTCAGACATTTTAGTCTCCTTAGTTATTTTTGATAGATTTGCAGTGGCGCTGACGCTCAACTGACTAACGTAGGTGCTGACACGCATACGATTCTTCAATTTTACAAGAAGTTTCCACAGGGTAAAGGAAACCCCCAGAGAGAAGGGTAAATCTCTGGGGGAACCCGCCTGAAGACCGCGTAAAGTTACCTGGTTTCTTCAGCCTTTGTTATGCGGGTTTCTTTCGCTGGCCTTTCGAATTTGGCAGTCTCTACGACTTTGCCGTCACTCTCGAGAGTGTCTAGGCCAACTATTGCATCAGCCCACTTGTCCGCCAAAAGAAATACAGAGCCGGACTCAGGGTTTCCAGCAATCTCTAGGATTGCCTTTTTGATTTGATCTTTGGTTGCCATGTTAGTTCCTATCCAATAGCTGTAACTTCTTTTTCTTGAGTTCAAGCAATTCCAAGTTACCGGTAGGTACTTGCTCTGCTTCTAATTCTACTTCCACTTCGTCCACCGCTTCAGCGACGGCCTCTGGTGCCAAGGTGTCTATAACCCTGCTTAGCATTTCTTGTTCTTCGCTTGTGATGTTTAGGCCGTCTTCAATCTTGCCTAGTGCATCCGCCAAGGCCTCAGCGTTTACGTCTGCTCGCTTAGCAGTCTCTTCAAACTTGCGTACCGAAACGGTTCCGGCAGTTGCCGTGTAAGCGGGCCATGCCACTACTGAAACTTCGTGAAGCCTGACTGACTTTAGTGTGCGCTCAGAGCCATCGTTAGACCAAGTATCTCCGCCTTGCGGGACACTGAATCCGAAAGACATTGCATCTACGTCACCGCGGCGTAAAAGCTCTGCAACATCGCGACCACGGGAAGTGTTAGGCAACATACCTTCTACTTTTAGCCCTCGGTCATCTTCACTTAGGTTTAAAGTGCCCGCTCTTGTAGAGCCAAGGATCTCGCCAGAGTCGTGGTTCCATAGGAATTTGATGTCGTTACGCTGACGCAAGGAGCGCTTGAAAGCGCCTTTAGTAATTCTCTCGGTGAAAGGTAGTGGCTCAGAAGGGCTGTCAAACAAAGCAGCGTAACCGGTAAAGTGCATACCGTCGCTCTCTTCTCTTATTTCAAAGCCAGCTACGTTGACACGTTGTTCCATTTTCGACACTATGCGTCTCCTAGTTTTTCTTCTTCTTCGAGTTTACCACTTTGGTTACCCTTGGCTGCTGCTCGCTTGTTTCAACCTTGGGAGTTGGCTCCTGAATAATTTCTTTTACAGGCTTTGGGGTAGGTGTTGCGGGTTGCGCAACAGGCTTGTTAGTTGTAACCGGTATGCCGTTACTGCCGTTGATAAGTGCCATTAGTTTGCCTCCGCTTGTAGTTGGACTGAATCCTTGCCCGAATGTGTGATTGCTGGCAAGCCAAGCTTTGCCATTACGTCTTCTGGCTCAAAGCCAATCTGTATTAGCTGTTGTGCCATCTCTACCTTTTGGTTCATTACGCTTAGGTCAGCGGCAGCAATGTTTACATTAGCAAGCGGCACCCTGACAGTCGCGGCAGAAGAGTCTTCAATCGGCGCTAGATCCTCAAAGGCCCTAACGTCGTTGATTGAATAAACGCCGGCTTGCAGTAGCGTGCTGTACGCCTGCGTGCGAGAATTCATGTCTGCGCGTAGCAGCCCATCTAGGCTTATCTTTACAAAGGCAGCGTCTATGCCAGTTTCTTGTGACAGCAGGCCTGATAGTGCGCCTTCTATCTTCTGAGCAATAGGCCTTAGTGTGTGAGTAACAAAAGCGATGTTGTTTTGCTCGACCGAAGCGTAGGTGTTAGTGCCTGGCAGTCCAAGAAGGTGCGGCGGGATGTTGAACGCTCTTGCAACGTCTTCGACTGCCATTCTGCGGCTGTCCAAGAATTGCGCCTGATCGTTTGGCACCTCGATGTCGCCCTATAGTGAGTCGTATTACAATTCATGGCC